ATTCAAGGTTACACAATGACACTAATGGATCAGTCACCCAAAATAAAATTAGATAAGTACGGTTTCAAGCCAATTGAAACAGTATATTACGCAGAGTAGGAGCAACAATGGCAGTATTTACAGCAATAGCAACAGCAATAGTAGGAGCACTAGGAGTTAGTACCGCAGTAATCTTTGGTACCTTAACAGTTGCTGGTTTAGTTACAGGTGTTATAGCCGCAGGTTTAGGATTACTCACAGCAAAATTAATGGGTGTATTTGATGTGCCAGGAGCAGGACCAGACCCAGGGACTAAGATACAGGTGGCGCCGAGTACTGACAATAAAATCGGTGTGGCCTACGGACGTAACTTTATGAGTGGTCCTATCACAGATGTAAATATATCCAATCAAAACAAAACCATGTCTTACTGTATTACAATGAGTGAACTAGTTGCCGGTACTACATATACCAGTAACCAAATCTTTTGGGGCGATAGAAAATTAAACTTCTCAGGTGCTAATGTAATCAGTTTCACAGATCCAAACAGTACTGCCAAAGAAGATTGGGCAAACAAAATAAGAGTTAGAATATACGCAGGTGGTACAGCCTCCGCAAATCAAGTATTTCCAACATCAGGTGCGGTAGACGCCACAACAATGATGCCACATTGGACTAACCCTACAGCATACAGCATGGAAGACTTAGTGTTTGCCATGATAGAACTTGATTACGATGCTGAAAATGGTCTAACAGGACTAGGCGCAATGAGTTTTGACTTAACTAACAGTATGCATAATCCAGGAGAAGTGTTATTTGATTATATGACTAACACTAGATACGGGGCAGGACTTGCCAATGCTGATATCAATATTCCAAGTATACTAGGAACAGCAAATACCCAAATGAAAGGGTACTGTAATGAACAAATAAACTTTACAAACAATGCGGGAAGTGCCGCAACAATAGATAGATTTCAAATCAATGGATATTTAAGCACATTCAAAAGTTGTATGGATAACATTGATGCTATATGTCGTAATAGTGCTACATTTTTTACCTTTGATGGCAAGTTAGGACAATTTAGTGCTATACCAAACAGAGCATACTTAGCCAGTGAATTGGCTGCCGCATTTGTACTTAATGACGATAACATAGTAAGTAAAATATCAATCACAAGTACAGAATTATATAACACACTTAACAAAGTAACAGTTGCTTTTGCCGATCAAAACAGAAAAGATCAAACAAATACTGTGATAGTAGAAACACCAAGTGGTGATAGAAACACCGGCGAACCAGACAATAATTTAGAATATCGTGCTGTATTAGTTAATAATAATGTACATGCTAAACAGTTAGGAAACATCGATCTAAATCAAAGTAGAGAAAGTATGGTTGTTAATTTAGTAACTGACTATAGTGGGTTACAAATAGATGCTGGTGCTGTGGTTAAACTAAACAATACAGATTACGGATTTACCAACAAACTATTCCGTGTAATGAAGAACAAAGAACTATTCACACAGACTGGTATGATCACATGTGAACTGTTATTATTAGAATATGATCCAGCCGCATATACAGTAGCCGCAGTTACAGAAAGTGCTGATGAAGATGACCCAATCGATATTCCACCTTTACCACCTATACCTCCAATTATTCCGCCTATTGTGTGGAAGAACATATTCATAAATGTAGATCAAGATGCTACAACAGGCTCAGGTACAGGTGCTAAGTTTACAATCGTTAAGAAACCAAATGCCAACACTTCAGTAGCAGGCACTTACAGTTTTGTATTTGCTACTACTAAAGGCACTGGACATGCTGTAGGCGATGTTATTACCATTGATGGTGGACAACTAGGTGGTATTACAGTAACAAACAACTGTACATTTAGAGTAGCAAGTGTAACTAGTGGTGGCATAAATAGTGTCGATACTATTCAAGGCGCCGCATTGGTATACGATGCGTTAATATGGGGTAGTACTATTATGACGGACCAAATTGCTAACCTTAGTGTAGGCACACAGATTGAAGATCAGCCAGCATCAGTATTATCATTTAGTAACGCAAATTCAGTATCAAATTTCTTCACACCTAGAGAATTAGATTTTACAACCAGTCTAGATGGTATTGAACCCGGCGATTACAGTCTTGTTGCTAGTGCTTCACCAATTGGGGCATTACCGTCGGGAGCCACAACAGCCAACTATACACTTGGTGCTAATGTTGTATTGCGATTTGCTGATGGTACAGGATCGTTTATTAACACAGGAACTGCCAGAGACAATGAGCCAGGCATACCGCCACTTATTCAAGCAGTTAGAAAAATAACTATACCAGCAGGAACAACAAGTGGTAATATTGTACTAGAAGGCAGGAACACACTGGCACCAAACTCAGGTGGACAAGTAGGGTTTAACAATCTCAAATATGACTTTATTAAGATTAGTAAAGGAGACATATTCTAATGAAATATATTCTATACAGTAAAACAACTGGACGCATCGAACAAAATATTACCCTACGTGAAGAAGCAAAAGCCAGAATGGCGTCAGCAAACAGTGACTTAGGTTTCCTAGAAGGTGAATTAGAAGACCTAGATAAGCATGTAATTAACACAGATACATTAGCAATTGAAGACGCACCAGCAATAGTTATTAATGTACAAGCACATATAAGAATCTTAAGAGAAGAATACTTAAAAGCAACTGACTGGACAGTAGGCGTTGACTCACCACTATCAGACAGTAAGAAAGCAGAATGGGTTACATACAGGCAAGCATTAAGAGATATGCCCAATACATACAGCAGTGAAAACAATGTTGACAATGTAGCATGGCCTAGCAAACCGGCATAAGTATACTAATTCGTTAAATTCTGATAAATATTGCTGTAATAATGGTTATATCACCTCAGTGTTATAACAATACCCATCAGGAGTAGCAAAATATGTCAGGTAGAATTCTCGATTTTAAATCTTATATTGGCGGAGCAGACAACGTAGTTGTTGAAGAAATGACGCCATCAACACAAAAAACATTCAATTATGATTTCGGTACAAATGTAAGCAATTACGACTTTGCCGCAGATATGCAAACAATCATAGTAGATACTATTGCGTACGATAGAGCAGATGGCTCGCCAAATTTCACAGAATCCGCAGTCCTAGGCAGTTATGCTAACGCAGAAATAGCCAGTGGTAATATAGTTACATCAGGAGCCGCAAGTGGCCAAATTAAATTAACTATTCCAGCACAAAGATACACGGGTAACATTGTTCCAGACGCAAGAGCCAATGTGCCAATTACAGTTGTTAGTTTTAGATGGACTAACAAAAACGTAACTCCAAATACAGTAGAACAGCATAGATATGCTATACTAGAGAGATACGAACCAGATGTAACAATTGGTAATCCAACGTTGGGTAGTGGCTTTACTGCTATTCCAACCTCGTAGGGGTAGCCAATGTCAATAGTTAACGTAACCGTATCAACAGCAAACGTAACAGCCAGTAGTACTAACGCAAATATTACCGTAGCACAAACTAATAGTATTATAACTGTTAGTAATGTAGCACCTATATCTAACACAGAGATTAGATCAGCAATAGGCAACGTATCACCTATTTTATACAACAGTAGTACTGGTATAATCAGTCTAGATAGTAGTGCTGTATTTTCAAATACTAGTGCTAACAACTGGTTTACAAGTGTTACAACAGATAACCTAACAGAAGGTTCTAGCAACCTTTACTTTACACCAGCAAGAGTAAGAAGTAACATAAGTGTAACTTCAACAACTCCTAGTGGTAATGGCGCACTTAATTATAATAATGGTACAGGTGTATTACAATTTACACCAGCCGCAGTACCAACAACTACAGATCAAATAGCACCGGGTAGTAATGTAGAAAGACAGTATGTGAGTAACGCAGACTTAATACCTCGTTTTGCTACACCAGGTGGCATTTTATTAAACTCAAACGTAAACATTGGTAATGTTTTTTCAAGTGCAACATTTACTAATGAATTGAGCACAAATGATATTAGACCAGGCGGTAAAGCCGGAAACCATACTGGTAATTTAAGTTTTTATCATCAACCAGTTAGTGGAGACGCAAATGTAAAAATTGCTGAATTTACTGCTAATGGTAATGTACACTTCATGATAGACAATGCTGGTAATAATCGCACAGATCAAAAATTTAGAATATATAACACAGGTAACGCAAACACTGGTAATTCCAATTTTACATCATTTCAAGATGGTCGAGTCGATATTGGTAACGATAGTGCTAATGTCACGATACAAAGACTAGTTATACCAGGACAAGGCGGTACAAGTG